GCGGATAGACACTCCTTATTGAGAACAGTTCCCATTTACACACTTCCTTCACACGACACGCCGCGCAAGTTTGACATGTTGCGTGTCGTGTGCTAGCGAAAAATTGAACGGGAAAAACGTGCCGTGTCGGCGTGTCGTGTTTTGTGTGTGTTATATTTGAGGTGTCAACAAAAACAACCAAGGAATGTAGAAAGGATAATGGTTGATATGATGTATCGTCAAGACATTGAGAATGAGGTTATTGATTATATTCGTATACCCGAGTTTTGGGAACAAGGCGTGAGCGTGATTAAAATGATTAAGGGGTATAGTTTTATGAATTATTATTGTGTTCGTCGTGTGCTTGATGAGGGTGCATGTGAAAGTGATTTTGTGCAGTGTTTTGTTGATGTTAATGGTACGATATATTTATACCCTTTGAATTGTTTGACTGTGGGGAGATGTGGTGTGATGTTTCTTGGTTATGGTAGGAGGCATTGAGTGTGATGGATTATCATAGTTGTAATGGTTGTAAGCGTTTTTATATAGGTGGTAGTATGGTTAAGGGTGTACGTCGTGTTCGTCGTATGCGTGTGGGGCATTATGAGAGTGGGTGTAGTGACTCGGATTGTGTGGGTTTGTTTGATTTTGTGATGGCGCATTATGCTGATGATATTGCTTTAATGCGGTTGAATTTGTGGAATGATACGGGTGTGTAGTATGGTGTTGTTTGGCCTATTAGCTCAGTGGTTAGAGCGGCATTCTTATAAGATGTGCGGGCCGGGTTCAATTCCCGGATAGGCCACAGTTGTTGAGAATCGTTATCGTTATTGTTAGTGTGATATATTAGGTCATGACATGCCGTTTGGCATGTTGTGGCCTTTTTTTTTTGTATGAGGTATATGCATATGGATATGAGTTCTATCGCTACCCTTGTGGGTAGTGTGGGTTTCCCGATTGTCGCGTGTTGTGGGATGGCGTGGTTTATTGCCACGACGTTTCGTGATTTTAACAATTTGATGACGAAAAACAATGTTTTGACTGAAGAGCTTATAGCCTTGCTTAAGAATGATAAGGGGGATGATAATGTTGATGAAGCGAATATGGCGTAGTATATTGGCGTGCGTATGCGTGTTGTCGTTGGTTTTTGTGCCGTCTGCAAACGCGGATATGCGCGGTTTTGACGTAAGCAATTGGCAGTGTAATATAGATACGTCTGTATTGGACGCTGATTTTGTTGTGGCCGGTACGACTTGGGGTGTTGGCGGATTTAATAATGTCTGTTTAGTCAATGGCATAAATCAGGCCGCAAATTATCAGCTCGGGCGTGCAGTGGACAGCGGCAAGAGCATCGGCGTGTACCATTATGCAATGGGCAATGACGCGGTTGCTGAAGCTGATTTTTTTGTGGATAATGTCGCCGGATATGTCGGGCGTGCCGTACTTGCATTAGATTGGGAGGCCGATGATAACCCGCAGTACGGAAACGGCGCGTGGGTCGAAACTTGGGTGCGGCGCGTGTATGACCGCACGAAAGTGTGGCCTGTCGTTTATACGGGGGCGTATTCGTTGAGTCAGCTCACGCCGTATGTCCGTGAACATTGCGGTGTTTGGGTCGCACAATATGCGTCCAACGCGCCGACTGGTTATCAGGCGGTGCCGTGGCTTTATGGCGCGTATGGTGAGGCCATGCGACAGTATACATCTAACGGTTACGTGTCGGGTTATGGCCCGCTGGACTTGGATTATTTTAGGGGTGAACGCTGGCAGTGGGACGCTTACGCACGCGGTGAGCGTGATGGCGGTGTTTCGACCCCGGCACCGGAACCGGCACCGGATACGGGTTGCGCGTCCATGTGTGTTACGGTCGGGCCGGGCGACACGTTGTCTAGTATCGCGGCGGCGGCTGGCTTGGGGTCGTGGTCTGATTGGTCGGGGTATGCGTCCGGTAATCCCAATGTGATATATCCCGGCGAAACCGTTTGCTATGGCGGTGGTGCTGTTGTTCACTCGAATGCGAGTGCGGCGCGCACGTATACGGTGCAACCGGGTGATAGTTTGTGGTCTGTTTTCGGTGCCGATTGGGCTCGTGTCGCGTCGGTTAACGGGCTGTCTAACCCGAGTTTGATTTATCCGGGTCAGATTTTGCGTTACTGATAATCGTTGTCAATAATCGGCGTGTCGCTTTTGCGCGCGCCGATTTTTATGCTATAAATATATGTGTTAGCAAAAATGTTAACATAAAACAGATACAAAGGATAATAATATGCGTAAGATTCGTAAGGTAATCGCTGATAGCGATATCAGCTACTATGACCGTAACGGCGAGATGCAAATGTTTCATACTATCGGAAATATTCGCACCGTTGAAAAAGCAGTTAAAGTGCTTATGGACGCGGGTATCGTCAACGTCCTGATTGATGATATCACCGTACATAAGACAACGTATGCAATGGACGTTGACACGTTCATCGAACACGCCGAACGTATCGTAACCGATACCGATAACGACAACGACAACGATAACGATAACGATAACGAAACCGAGTTCTGATTTTGAAAGGAAAAAACATCATGACCGAGACCAATGAACAGATGAACGACACCGCTAATGAAACCGCACAGACCACTGTTGACAATTATCGTTACATTTGTACGATGGACAACAGTACTTTTGAGGGCAAACGTGCCATTGTCAACGCGCGTAACAGTGCATTGTCGTTGAACGCTATCGGTGATACGCCGCTAACGGTCATTGGCGCGTACACCGTGCCGGGCGTGCGGTCTCAGACGGGGCAGAAGTGCGTTAACGTCTATCTTTTTGCAAATGACGGCAATACGTATTTCAGCCAGTCACAGGGCATTTATCGTAGCGTGTTGGATATTTATGATATGTTCCCTGATTTCAACGCGCCGAACGGTATCCCCGTGACAGTGAAAAAGACACCGCTCGGTGGTGGTAGGTCTACTAAGTCGCTTGAAATTAAGTAGTTTGACATCAAGTATTTTGAAATGAGAAAAAAAGCGCCATAAAATAATATGGCGCTTTTTTTATGAGGGTGGTAAAATCATGCCTAGAGCGCGTAAACAGGCGGACGTTTTAACCGCTAAGCGTAAGCGCGTACGCCGTGCGATAAACAGTCTGGAAAAAAGCATCACGGACGCCATGCCCGAGAGCGAGGCAAACGCGCGACGGGATTATATTCAGCGGCTTGAATCGCAGTTGAAAAAAACATATGTCGGGCGCGTGAGTAATCGCGCCATGCGTGAGGAATTGTATCAGCGTGCCAACGAAGTCGCGGATACGCTTGCGCGTCAGGTTGGCGAGGTGCGCGGTGGCAAAGGCCGCGCAATGGAACGTAGACGCTCGTTTAACATTTTCCGCACCGAGATGAGAATTGCATCCAAGGGACAGCCGAGCGCGTTGGGTGAGTTTGGCCGGGAAAAAGTCAAGATTTTTTGGCGATACACACAAAACATATGGCAGAAGCCGAACATTTCACCTGATAAACGTTTGGAGGCTGTCATGAAGGCATATGACGCGGACTCGTTGAGTGAGCTTTTTGACACCATTATGGCGCGAAATGAAAAAGTGCTGCAATACGCTAAAAGTATGAAAGCGCACACAGGCGAACTGGAGGACTATATGGATACCGACGGCGGTAGCCCGATATGGCTCGTGGCGGTTTCCCCCGATGTGGTACGATGAAAACGCGCAAAGAATACAGGGTCGCGGCGATATTCGACACCGAAACCACGAACATCGGTGAGGGTGCCGAAACGCGCGCGTATCCGATATTGTATATTTTTAACGATTTGCGGGACACCCCGTTGGAATCGTATACGCCTGATACGGACGATGTACGTTTTTACCGGCGCACGTCCGAAGCGTTGACGTACATTGATGATTTGATTACGTATGGTCGTACGCGTGGTTATGTGCCGATAATCGCGGCATATAATCTCATGTTTGATATGCAAACGCTTATGCTGGAATTGGCGCAATCGTATACGATTGAGGTCAATGCGCAGACCGCTACCAGCGTGTACACGCTCGATTTGTGCGTTGATGGTAATGTGGTGTGCCGTTTTTGGGATACGTTTTACCTTGAAATGGGCGGATTGCGTGCAATGGGTGAGACGTGCGGCCTGCCCAAGGCGGTGGGCGATTGGGATTACACGCTGGCGCGTACGCCTGAAACGCCGTTGACTGAGGAGGAATTGTTTTATGCGCGGCGCGACGTGCAGGTGATACCGCAATATCTGCAATGGCTGTTGCGCGCTAACCATTGGCTTACGCCTGACATGTTGGGGTGTCGTGTGCTGACCAAAACCTCGCTTGTACGCCAGATGGCGCGCCGTGAGATTGGCGGGCGGCGCGTCACGTTGCAGGGCGGCAGGAAAATCACGTTGCAACGTGCATTTGAAATGACGTGCAATCAAGAGTTTCCGAAAAACTATGAGTCCTATGCATTGCGTAAAGCATGTTTTCGGGGCGGTTTGACTTTTACGAGCGCTAAAACCGCTAGCGTTGTCGTTGATAACGTGGCGTCTCTTGACGTTACGTCAATGCATCATGCGTTTATCAACGGGCGACGCTTGCCGGTTAAATTCGCGGTTGCCCCGCCGGAAATTTTGCAAATCGCATGCAAGCGTGTCGTTGACACGCCGCTTGAAGATGTATTACGTAATTATAGTGACCCGTTTCGCACGGGGTTACATGTTGCGATAAGTTTTACAAATCTTAGATTGCGGATAAACACGTGTTTTGCCGATTGGGGTATTGCAATCTGCCCACGGTCTAAATTCGTGCGTACGTTGCAGGCGGACACCGATTATAGCAACAACGAACGCGCGAAAACACAGGAAAACAGTATCAGGGCGCACGGCTACGTTGATAGTGCCGTTAATCCGACGTTTGCGTTTGGAAAATTGTATCGGGCGGACGAATGCATCTTACACGTTAATGAGATTGAGCTGTGGAACGTGGCGCAGGTGTACGAGTTTGACGAAATGCATGTATTGTACGGTGAAGCCACCACTAAAACGATTGTACCGCCCGATTACGTGACCCTACAATCTAACATGTTGTTCGCGCGTAAAACCGACGTTAAAAACCTGATTAAACACTACACCGAGGGTGTACCGTATGCGGGTGACATACCCGAGTCGATACCCGAGGGAATCGCACGTGACGCTAGGACGGGCACGTTGAGCATGAAATTTCTGCAATCCTATTACGGTAGCACCGTTAAAGGACAATTCAACGGAATCTATGGCACTCAGGCGCAAGACGTCATGAAAGCCGATTACCGCGTGACGGAAACCGGTGAACTGGAAGTAGATAAAAACACGGTCTGTATTCCCGAGAATTTCGCGAAAAAACGTCCGAAGACACCGCGCGTGCTTTATACATACGGTATGCGAATCGTTGCGGGTAGCAGAATGCACCTTTTGATAGCCATGATGCTGATATATCGGCGTTTCGGTGCGCGTGTCACCGTCACGGGCGGCGACACCGACAGTCTTAAAATCAGCTGTGCCGATGACGTGACCGATACGGAACTGTTGGACGCGCTCGAACCATTGCACACCGCGATAGAAAATGCAATCAATCTTACTATGAGACGTGTCCGAAACACCGCGCCTGATATGGCGTCAACGCTTGACCATATCGGCAAGTTTGAAGTTGAGGACTGTGGCGGCACCACTCGTTACGCCGAGCATGTGGAACTGTGGAACAAGGCGCGTGTAAGTTTGGATATGTCCGGGCGCGTGCATGTCACTTGCGCGGGATTGCCACGGCCCGACGGCGTGTACACCATTGAGAACTGTATCGAGGATATTATGCGTATGGGTCACGGTTTCGCGGAAACGATACGGTCGGCACTGGGTTATGACGTGTTGGTTGATTATGAGATTTGCCATACGTTGCAACGCAACCGTCCACATGTGTGGGATAGGTACGTCGGCACCGTCACCGATTATCGGGGTGCGACATGCCATGTTGACGCGCCCGAGGCGATAGCGTTGTATCCGTCCGGCAGATGGCTAGGGGAATCGGACAAACAGGCCAACGGCGAAAATCTTGCATACATGCGGGACGTATATAATAGGACTGTTGAGACATTGCCGCGCGAACTTATTGTGCGGGACGGCAGACCCATGATTGTGAGCATTGATGGCGAAATATTACTATGACCGGCTTAAGACGTTGATATTGCCGCGAAACGCAGACGTTAATATGATTATCGGCGCGCGTGGTTTAGGTAAGACATACGGTGTACGAAAATACATGATAGAAGACTATTTGAAAAACGGCTATTGTTTTGTGGAAGTGACACGTTTCCGTGAGGAAAACAACGATGTCGCGGCGAACTATTTTAGTCGTATCGTACAAGATAATATTTTCCCTGATTATGATTTTCGGACTACCAATAAAATAGCGGAAATTCGCAAAAAGAAAACCGGTAAAAAAGAAAACCCGTGGAAAACAATCGGGTATTTTATCCCGTTGTCATTACAACAGCAGAAGAAAAAAAGCACTTATGTTAATGTGCGGAACATTTGCATGGATGAAATTATCATAGATAATGATGATAGGTATCACACGTATCTGAAAAACGAATTTGAACAATTGGCAAAACTTGTGGACACCGTCACACGAGAACGCGCCGACGATACGGGATTACGCAAACCGAGATTATTTCTGCTCGGCAACGCTTGCGACGCTTTCAATCCCTATTTTCGGCATTATGACGTACCGCTGGAACCTGAACACGGTCTACAATGGCTAGGCGGTAAAACATGCCTATTCGACTATGTGCGAGACGATGAATACGCCGAACAAAAAACAAGGAACACGGTAGCGGGGCGTATGCTGAAAAACAACGATGACGTCACTTCTAAAAACAAATTCGCGCGGCATAATACTGATTTTATCGAAAAACCACACGGACATGCAAAACTTACGTATGTTTTTCGATGGTTGCAAAACGAATACGGCGTGTATGTTGATTTGCGTTGCGGCTATGTTTTCGTATCCTCAAAATATGATAGCGGCGCGCATGTACCGTATTTCGCAATCACCCGGGCGGACAACAAACTTAACTATCTTACCGCGAACATGGCTAAAGATTTGATACGGAATCTTACATCATATTATGCGCTGGGGTATCTGCGCTATGATACGGTAGAAACGCAACACGCCGTAAGTGAAATGCTAAAGAATTTTGGTGTAAAATAACATACGGCATACAAAGAGATACCGCAGTGAGACCGCTAAAACATTATCATTGACTTCCACGGTTGACTCCGCCAATGATATGGCCGTAAGGGATAAGCGCGCCGGTTGTCGCTGTGAGTCATGTCGCAAGTATGCTATCCTTAAGTCGTATCGGCCCGTAACACGCCGATACGACTTTTCATATATGAAAGGAAAAAACGAATGGATGACGAAACCACCGAGGAGAGGGACACCGCCGAACGTGATGACCTCACCCCCGACGAAGCGCACCGTGAAGGCGAGTTCGATGATTTGCGCGACATGCTTTCACGCGTGCTTGATAAAATTGACGCAATGAACGAACGAATCGACGGAATCTACGACAATTTCACCGATTCCGTGGCGCAGATGGTCGAAAACGGTGCAACCGTCAAGGAAACCGACGATGACGCGGCGGAAGCAATCGCACAGGCGGCGGCGGAAGACTTGGAAAACCTCGATTACACACTGTAACGGATAGGAGTAAAATATCATGGCTGTAGACAATGCAACGATTTTGGACAAAGTCCGCACCAAGGGCACCGACGATTACCAGCAACGCATACCGAGCGCAACGCAAACCGGCGTGGCGAACACCATGCGTTATCTGTTCGACCCCATGAACCGCCAATACCTGAATGATTGTGTCTGGAACATGGTGAACCGTATTGGACTCACCGTTATGGCGCAGAACGCGCCGTTTGAGAACCCGTTGGCGATTTTTAAAAGGGAAAATCTCTACTGGGGTTCGACTGTACAGGAAATCGCCGTCAAATGGATTAAGGCGCACGGGTACAAGGATGACGCCGAAACGCTTTTGAAGATGCATCGTCCCGAGGCGGCCGTCTGGTTTTATGAGATGAACCGTCGTGACCAGTACCCCATCTCATGGACTGATGACGAACTTCGACAGGCATTTGTGGATGATTTTGGCCTGAATCGTTTCGTAGCGCAAATCATGGAAACACCGCGTAACAGCGATAATTACGACGAAATGAGCATCATGCTTGCGCTGATACGCCATTATGAACAGAATCTCGGCTTTTATAAGATTCATCTCGATCAGATACCATCTGACGAAACCACCGCCAAGACGCTGCTCAAGGCGTTGCGTTCGACCGCCGGACGTATGCAGTTCCCAAGCACCCAGTATAATGCGCTGAACGTAACCGACATCCCGGCGTACGCGAATCCTCAGCAGATGGTACTGCTAATCGAGCCGGAATATCTCGCGTCCCTTGACGTTGATGCATTGTCGGCAGTGTTCCAGTTGGACAAGGCCGATGTACCGTACCGTATCATTCAGGTGCCGAGCCTCGGTATCCCGGGTGCGGTGGCGTTGCTTGTGTCCACTGACTGGTATCAGGTGCGGGACACCCTGTACGGCACCACCCAGTTCTATAATCCGCAGACGCTCGGCAACACGCTGTATCTCAATCATTGGGGTATCTATGGTGTGTCACCCTTCACCCCGTGCGCGTTGTTCACAACCGACGCGGGTACATCCATCAAGGTTGTGACTCAAACCGTGACAGGTTTCACTCTAACCGCAGCTGCCGGCAGCGGCAAACCGGGTGACGTGATTCAGTTGATTCCGAAACTTACTGCGACGGTTACACCTACGGGAACCGCCATTGAGGTTGCGCCGAACTCCGCGACTTACGAAGTAACTGCGTCGTTGACTGTTGATAAAACTACCACACCCGTGCCGTTGAATGTCAACACTTTTGTTGATGACCAAGCACGCTTGCATATACAGCGTGACGGTTTGCCAAACAATACCATAATTAAGGTTAATGGTACGGCGACGTATATTAATCCGAACGGCACAACCAATGAGTATAGCGCTTATTGTACTATAACGATTACGAATCTCAATACGTCGAGTGCGGATGTCTCGACGAGTATTAAAAAGTAAAAACATCTTGATATAATCGGGGATATCGGAAAAAAACCGGTATCCCCGATTTTGTATGTGAAAGAGGTATCAAAAATGAAATTCTCGCACTTGGATGGCGCAACGTCGTTTCCCGGTGACGGTGCTCATGTATACGAGCAGTATCGTAATGTTTTCGATTACAATGTTTGGACACCAAACACTGTAATTAAACTTTGTCATGTTAATTGGTTCGATGATTACCACGATGTCGTGAAATTCCCTGATGACGCCGCAAGGGACGCATGGTTTGACAAGCTCGACGGTTTCGCCGTCCAGCTTACGACTAACATGTATATCGCACGCGCCGATACGGACGGTATAAAATTGCCCGTGCCGTATATGACGGCGCAACGGTATAATTACATTGTCGTTGATTTTTCGCATGATATTGTCAATACGCCATATCAGAAAACCGACGTGCAGACACGCTATCATTTTTTCGTCACCTCGGTACGCGCGGAAGCGCCGAACACGACAACATGCACGCTTGTACGTGATGTATGGACGGACTATATCAACAGCACCACAATTAACGGTTTGCTGTTGTCACGCGGACACGCGCCATTGACGGAAACGACACCGCAAAAACTGTTGGAAAACCCACGGGCCAACTGTCGTGATTTTACGTTGCCCGACGTTGATTATGGCAACGCGGCCACGAACATTAGAAAAAGCACGCCGATTAACTTGCAAAACGGGACAAGATACCTATGTTTGGCTGCAACGTTTTCCCCGCAACAATTGCAATCAATGAGCAATGTTCGCGGTACAAACGTTACTGATACCAACCCGTCATATACTAACGCCGATGAAACGGTCAACGGTTTTGTATGGGGTGCCGGAAACGTAAACACGTCAAACGTAACCGGCGCGGGTACGTCATATAATTCCATTGATAACCTCACCGCAAGCAACGTGTACATGTACGCACTGGAATCATCCAAAGTATCGGGTAATTATTTTGATACGATGTTTGCGTATTATCCGCATATCATGTCACAAATCGTATCTGTTTTCGTCGCCACGGCAAGCATGATGCAATTAGGGTCCGTCACTACGGTTAATGATGTGGAATGGCATACGGTCAGCGGCGCGCGCACAAAACTAGCGGACATTAATCTAACAATAAATGACTTCAATTATTTGTCTGAGTACGCCAAAATAACACGACTGTACCTCGCACCCTACGCGCACTTGGAAATATCCGACAATATCGGCAATAAAACCCGTGTGGAAATAGCTGATTGCGGCCATCTCTCGGCGCAGACCGTCACGTCATTAAGTTACCCGATATTACGACAACTCGCATGGCTTGACGGTATCGGGGGCGACGGCGACACGTCCATAACCATCAACGCCATCAACGGTGCTAACATTGCCGCCTACGTGCCGAACGCGGACGTACTCAAAACGCTGATATCCCATGACATCCCGACGTATGCGTTGCAACGCCGCGCAATCGACGCGCAACGCGCCGCCACTTACAATGCCGCCGTAAGTCAGGCACGGCAAAACGCCATGCTGACATATGAAAACGGCGCGCGCTCGGCTAATGTCAGTCAGGCAAACACGTATCGTAGCAGTGCGGCGACGATGTCGAACACCGCACGCGCGAATCAACGCGACATAGCGATAAAAGACGAGTCCAATAGTGCGCGGACGGATAATCTCACATACTCGAACACACGCCAAAACGCTGACTTGAGCACTAGCACGGTCAAAATCAACCGTGATGTAAGTGATGACAATACACTACAGAATAAAGCTTTTGTGGAAGGCACCCAAACTCAGGCAATAACAAACGTGGCAAGTGCGATAGGCTCAATAGCGGGGGCCGCGCTGGTAATCGGCACCGGTGGCGCGGCCTCACCGGTGGTGGCCGGCGCAATGGCAATCGGCGGCGCGGCGCTTCAGGGCTACAACACCGGTATTGCAATCACTAACAGTCAGGAACTCAACGCGACATCTAATTATGTTGCAACTGATAAAGCGAAAACCGCAATACAGGCCAACACCGAGCAAACACAACATGCCATAACACAGGCCACCGCCGTGACCAGCCGCGCGAACACGCAAGCTGACCGCGTTACCGAGTACAGCACAAGCGCGGCTACCGACATAACCGCCACAAGCACGGGCACGGCCAACACTAACGCGGGCGCGTCACGTGGTCTGACGGTTGACAACGCCAAACGAATCATGACGAACACGCGCGACAACACGAATGCGTCATGGCGCGACATGCTCAACCATCCAGCGCAACCGGTCGGCGCGTATGGCGGCGACAATTTCAGACAGGCCACGGGGCTTGACACCATGACCGTGAAAATAGTCACGGAGGATAACGGTGCGATAGCGGCGGCGGGCGATTACATGCTACGCTACGGGATAGCAAGCAACAAACTCTACAACAAACCGACGCTGACAACGTGCAAACATTACACGTACTGGCAGGCCGCCGACATATGGACGATATGCCCATTGGCGCAAAACGAGCAATTGCAGACAATCAGGGATATTTTCAATTCCGGTGTTACAATATGGAACAGGCCCGAGGAAGTCGGCGGCGACTTCGCACACGACAATCTATAAGGTGGAAAATATGGGACGCAAACGTACACATAAACGACCGTTGACCCGCGCGGAACTGGGTGAGCGTGGCGCGCCGGTATGGCAACAGTCCGAGGCGCTCAACTCGCAAGCGTATTCTATGGCGTATTCGCAAATGTTGAATATCGCGTTATCACGGTTCAAATGGTTGAATCTGCCGAAAACTTGTGACGCGTGGTTTCTGGAATACAATCTATTGTATTTCGGTTACGCGACAATCGCGTTTCCGCATAGCAAGCCGGGCGTGTTTTTCAGCACGCAAGCGGTGACAACATCGAATTTCAACGTGTATTACAAGCCGAAGAAATGGGATAGCTACGGCATTAACGGTTGGAGATTCCCGGTGAACAATTCCAATGGTGTTTTCATCTACGCCAACCGCGCGCGTACGCCGCTCATTCCGACCATTGAATTTTTCGCGCATGAAATAGAAGACTTATACATGACGCGACGGCAGAATCGCTTCAACCAAAAAACACCATTCATCCTTGAAGTTCCCGCCGGCCAGCAAACGGCGGGCGTTAACGTTATCAAGCAAATCAGCGGCGGTGAAATGGCAATCATGGCGACACCCGGTTTCACCGATTCAATGAAAGCCAACGTGTTGAAAACCAACGTCGAATACATCGGAATGGAACTACAAAACGACATACAAAACACGTGGAACTCGTACTATCAAGCGCTAGGTATCAAAAACCTCCCGCTGAAAATGGAACGGCAAACCGCCGACGAAATACAGGACTACGGAGAACCGACCGACCTACGCGCGCTCAGCGAACTGGAGGAACGGCGCGCCGCCTGCGATATACTCAACACCCGGTTTGAAAAATACCTCAAGAACCCGATACAAGTCGTGTGGAACGAAGACAACATCTCACGCAATTATGATTATTTGAACAACCTTGAAAGATTGGCCGGTGATGATAATGCAGAATGACATAGACAGCTACCAGCCGTGCGAATCACGCGACGAATTTCATGGCGTGATGACGTACACGTTTGGCGAACTACTCGACGTGCCCGGCGGCGTTGACTGGGGTAATGCCGCATGGTCATGGCGGGACGTTGCCTATGATGACACGCAATACACGCGCTGTTGCCGCAAAATCGAAAACCGTTTCTACGACCGGGAACTAGGCGTCATGCCACCGTCAAGATGGCGACGGCACTTCATACGGCTCATACAAGAAATCATGCCGACATTGCGCCCACTATACGCGCTTGCAGATAAAAACCCTGATATAATACTCAGCGATAACGACACATGGCACAAAATGCGAACCGTTTTCAGCGATTTCCCGGCAACTCAACTAACCGAAAATCAGGACTACGCAAGCAACGCAACCGACAATCAATACGAGACAATCACAAACGGCAATTTCATGGACAAAATCGAACGTATCCGAAACGGTAATTATGTTGACATTGACGTGTTGTTGCTCGACCACCTAGAAGCATGTTTCAGCCCGTTATGGACTATCAACATAAACAATTACTAGCGAGGTGAATTTTCATGGACGCCAATACATTAGCCAAAGTCGAAAACGAATATTTCAAGCTTACCGAAAACATCAACAAGTTAGGTGATTATCTATTGAAACAAATGAACAAAAAGAAAACGCTGACAGATAATCACTATAAATTGTTGATAAAACAATACGCCATCATGCTACAATACGCCGACGTTTTGGCGCAACGAATCAACCTCGCAAGGAAGGAAAAATAATGTTTCCATATCTACCGTTTTTCTCGGTATGGCCGTACACGCCCGCTATACCCGCGTTTTATTGGAACGCCAAAAGTCAAGAGGAAATAATAAAACATATTGCGTGTGAAATTGACCACATAACGGCATATCTTGACGAAATCGTAACCGACATAAACAAAACACTAAACGATTATGACGTAAGAATAAAAAACATCGAGGCACACATAAACGATTATGCAATCGCCATAGCGCAAATACAAGAACAAATCGAACATATCGGAGATACACAACTGGTTTGGAACGTCACAAAAGGTGAATACACTGACAGTAAAACAGCGCTACGCGATTTGTACCGCGAACTAGCGGTGTACGGCGCGCGCGTCACTCAAATAGCCGATATCAACACCGGCAAACTAGCCGAACACCGAACCGACGAAACAGCCGCAATCGGCAATCTTACCATATTCAACGACACAACACCACGTGTCACTAATCCAACCACCGGCGACAAATATCCGCCACTCTCATAAAAAGGAATGTCATGGCAACAGAAACCCCGTTCTATCATCTGCCACTATACGAAACAGGAGACCTAGCCGACCTACGCGACGGATACAACGCCGCAATGCGCACCCTAGACCGCGTAATACATCAACTAAAAGTGCAGGAAGAAATAAATCATCCGACAAACCTCAGGAAGGACAACTAACATGACCGATTATACAACCAACTTCAATCTCGAAAAATATCAAACCGGCGACGCGGCAAACCTCAATGACCAATACAATGCGTCAATGGATATTATCGATGATACCATGTACAAAATCAACACTAACGCAAACACTGCGGGCGGTAAAGCCACGCAAGCGCTCGAAACAGCACAAAACAACACCAAAAATCTCACAGCGTTAGGCGTAACCGATACCAAAACCGCAACACAACTAAAAACCAAAATAGATAACACAGCCGAAACAGCACAAAACAACAAATCAAGTCTAAACGCGCTAGGCGTAAACAACGTTACAGATGCAACCGACCTCAAAAATAAAATAAACAAAAACACTCAAGATATTAGCAAAAACACTCAAGATATTAGCAAAAACACTCAAGATATTCGCACAATCAACACCACCATAAGCAACTACAAATATAATAGCGGATATATGGTAACATTCGGTGACTCTTACGCAGACTCAACCACACCACAAAACACATGGCCGTATTGGTTACACCAATACATCCCAACACTGACACTCAAAAACTACGCCGTCAGCGGTGCCGGTTTCAATGTGGATACGCGAACATTCATAAATCAAATAAACACCGCAAACACAGACAGCGCACTAGACAAAAGCAAAGTCAAACTAGCCGTATTAGCAGGTGGGCGAAACGACATACTGGACTACAATAACGCTAAGACAAAAATACAGGAATGCGTAAACCGAATGATAACCATTTTCCCTAACGCACGAATACTCATAGCACCAATGTTATATGATGCTGGTTTCATAGACGCCAACGGAAGAGAGAAACTAGCCGGACTAACAAACGGTGCCGAAGCAATCACCACTCACACGCCAAACACCGAAACACTAAAATTCGCATACCTATGGCTAAAAGGCGAAACAAACTCAATAGGCTCAGACAAAATACACCCAAACCAACTAGGCGCACAAACCATAGCAAAATACATATACGACGGCGCATACGACAACTACAAACCACGTCAAGCCATGATAGATACCGTGTTCGGTGACGCAAAAGGGTTCATAACCCTACAAAACGGCATAGTAACATACGACATAATGGGAACCGTACCGAACATAAGCGAGGGCAACGGGCGCGACCTCCCCGGGTGGGCTTCTACATGGCATAACGTATGGGTATGGGGCGTAAGCGCTGGAAGCACAACCACGCCACGCCTATACCAATTCTTAGGCACCAAAGTAAGCATGATGAACTACACCGGACAAACAGGCAACATGAGCGTACACGCCACATGGACAGCATAAAATAATATGAAAACATAAAAACCCCGCATTATATGCGGGGTTTTTTCATTTAAACAATTATGTCAGTCACCATACAAAATCATAAATTGAGACAACATAACAACCAACACCATTTTTAACACCACAACACACGAAATCAAAATCACAATCACCATAAGCATCATCAAGAACCCTAGTAAGAGCTGATTTAAACGTAACCACGCCATTATCAATCTCCTTACAAGTAGTAACAATTTTCTCAAAACCGTCAATATCAACCGAATATACATGATTCGGTACAATCTCAGTTACATAGGCCTTAACTTTAAACATTTTAACTCTCCTTTCCCTATTGCTCACTCGGTTACACGATTCATAAAAACCACAGTCTCAAAACAATTAAGCCTAGTCATTTTATTTTTCCTATTCTCTAGTGTTGTTTTTTGTTGATACCTCAAATATAGCACGCGCGACATCACGACACGCCGACACGGCACGTTTTTCCCGTTCAATTTTTCGCTAGCACACGACACGCAACATGTCAAACTTGCGCGGCGTGTCGTGTGAAGGAAGTGTGTAAATGGGAACTGTTCTCAATAAGGAGTGTCTATCCGC